ATTCAAAGTACGAGTATATATTTTAACTCCCTACTCTAAAATAGTAGAGAATATCTCTTACAAAAATTTACATATATACAAAAATTTACATTTTTACAAAAATTTACATATTTACAAAATTTACATATATTACATATATACAAAAATTTACATTTTTACAAAAATTTACATATTTACAAAATTTACATATATTTCGAACCACCCCATGAAAGTTCTTGGCATTCATCTGGGTGATACTTGAACAAACTAAACAAATAATATCTGGGGAGTCTGTTGAAACAAACTCCGCGCTCTAGGCAACTCTGCTCCAACTTATCGACATCTTCTTCGAAAGTGTCTTCATGTAAGTACATTTCACGTTGAAAGTTATTAACTTTATCGACCATCACAACAAGACCATCTTTTGAGGAGTCCAACCAGGACAATCCACTATAAAGAGTCCTCTTATCAAGCGGGCAAACAATTTTGCCAAGCTCACGATGATAGACGAAGGATCTCTTAAGAAAAGAAACTTCGTGAAGCGTTTGGAATTTATCCTTTATAGGCTGCTTTGATGCATCCGTAAAAGTCATTCCAATGCTACGAAAGAATTTCTCCATTGAGACAGCGTGTAAATCTGGAAACACTCCAGTTCGCACTCCATTTAACTTATCATCACCGTAGACATAATCAACAATTTCATGTTGAAATGAACTTACAGTGCGTTTTTCCACAGGTACGTTTCTATAAAACCACATTGCTGTATAAGCTTTATTAACGATACTGTTGAAAATCGCTGTGAGAAAACTACCAGAAGGTAGAGAATGAGTCGTCAACATCATATCATCGTTTATAGCAACTAGCGTCGTTGAAAGGTTCTGCAACAAAAACGCAGCTGCGTTCTTGTGCTTACCTTTGTATTTATCCATGATACACTTAGAGACTAAATGTTGAACTTGGGGTAACATATTGCCATCATAATTGCCAATATCACCTGCCCATACACCACTGCAACTCTTTAAATTATTATACATCTGTGGCCATTCTGTGAAAGGATTAACTCCTATCATTATACCACTAAAAGTTTTGTGCTCTATGATTTTAGAAACCATATTGCCAAAATACTTCTTTGTGAGTATTTGTATGGGAAGGGGACTAACCCTAAAACTTCTAGGTTTGCCTTCTTTCTCTAGACCGCGAGTTTCATCTTTCAAGGTGCTATACCAAACAAGATCTTTCATCTCGAGGTCTCCACTCTCAAAATTGTCTTCAACTCGAGAAACTATTGCTCTTCCTTCATCAGTTAAGCGACCATTCTCAAAGTCTATATAATAAGACTTATCTTTTTCACAGCCAAAACCATTGGAGGAGTCTTTATTTAAGCCAGCGAGACTCTTGTTACCAGAGACTACAGCGCGTTCATCGATATCATCGAAATCGCAAATGTAAGTATCAATAACTTTCTTGGCGAACTCTAGTTCGTCTTGAGGAATATCGCTAACTAATTTAAAAGACTTCTTCTCAATATCTTTAACTGTATGAGGTCCATATTTGGATAGATCAGCAGGTTCTCTGGTTATAGGAAAACTTCCATAGAGAGGAGAAGGAACAAAATTAGTTTGTTTGGGTGTCTGTATATGAGCATTAGCTTGCAACTTTATACCACTTACATCATCAAGGACTTTAGGTGAAATATCCACTTCTATTTTGTACTTATTATCAGCTTTAAGTATTTGGTGAATCTTATTTCTCACAGAGTGAGACCAAATAACAGCTGTTCCATCGGTACCATCACCTGCCACATGAAGACCTAGAACCAGTCCACGCTCATGAACAATTGAACTACCACACATTCCAGGGGCTGAAACGCCCACTGTAATTCCGGGATTACCTTGATCTGTGTCATGTCCGCTCGTTCTAACAACGTTAATTGGTCCTGAATCAGTTCCGTCAAAGCTATAATAAACATTAGATTTCGAAACCTTGATAAACATGGGTAAATAAACGACACCGGCGCAAGTGACATACCATAACTCTTTGGCATAAGATTGAACTTGTGGAGTACGATCGACTTGTGTATATATGGATGAAGAAACACTGTTAGATTGAAAAAACTTGGATAAGTTTTTAAACGGTGTGGGAAAATTAAGAGGTAGTGTTAAAACTACCACATCTGCAGTATCATCTTTGTGGACAACTTTATAGGCAGCATGATCGACTAAAACATGTTTAGCATCACGATCTTTATAAATTGTAATGTGACCTTCGCCTGCTGAAAAAGCATGAGCAACGGAAACAATACAATGTCCACTTACAATTCCGCAAACTCTAAAGACACCATCACCAGAGTGTACATCCATGTCATAAGTAGCATTTCGCACTGCATCAACAGGAGTTGAAGGAGTTTTACCATTCTTTATGGACAAGCTTTTAAAAACTTGTGAAACAGATTTAACGGGCATCAGAAACTTGATTGCATTGTAAACAAGTAATCCAGTACCCAAAACATAAAGAGCAGAAATTCCAACACTCATGAAGTCCATCACGTTAGCTCTAAACGTCATTTTGACAATTTTCTTTGAAATTTCATTGCAAAAATGAGTAAGAGTTTCCATGATGATAGGGCAAAAGCTCTTAAGGGAATCAACGAATGATTCAGCATTGACAAAAATATCTGCGTCCTCTGAAATTGTTTTAATTTCAGACTCGCTAAGGTCAGTACTTGTCTTATGCTGTTTCTTGACTTCGCTGAAAACCCTTACAATCTTCAGAATCCAGGAAGCAATCTTGCCAAGGGGTAATCCAGTCACTGGGAGTTTTACGTCTATTTCGATGTTATGATCTCTCATGAAGTTACTCACATCTTCAGGAAAACTATTTATGAAACTTTTAAGTTTCATATCATAGCTTTTGAATTGTAAGAAACCATTGAGCTTATCACCTTTTCGTGTTATCTTAGAAAAGTCAAAGACGTATCCTCTGCGATGCAAAGCTTCTACATTATCGATACCATCATTTCTCAACAATCCATGAATGTTCATGAAATTGTTAGTTGTTACCATGATAGTTTCGCTATTGAAAAACTTCGTGTCTTTCAGGTTAAGCGCTGCACAATCAAGAGGCAGCTTCAAATTGGAGACCATGTTTATTATTGATCTCCATTGGGATATACCTTGTTGCCCAAGATCATCCATCACAAAAATTTCTTCTCCATTATAGGAGTCATAGAAATCCTTTCCATCGTTCATCGGTTTGATATGGTGAGCATATGTAGTTTTATTACAACATTTTATCACCATATTCATAAGAACAGACTTAAAAACGCCAGGAGGACCTTCGAATATAAAACACGAAGGCTCAACTCTATCAGGAGCTTCATAAGCCAGTACGCATTTGTGTAAACGATCGAAGGATTCAAAAGTAGAAGAAACTGTTGCGGATCTGCGTTTGAGCTCTTTAAGAGCCTCATTATCATTGAGATCTTTGTGCATATCTTTAACTTGATTCCTAAACGACGGATCTACCGACGCAGCAGGAGCGTTCTTCCACTTCATGCACATGTCTTTTGCTTGTCTAAGCAGACGATAATGTTTACCAAAAGATAAACATTGTAACATCTGCTTCATGGTGTCTTTATAAGATCCATCGATAGGGAGTAAGTTGATGATATACTCAACCGCTTCAAAAATTGTATCGATGAAGTTATAAAAAATACCTGGTTCGTCACACAACTTTGAATACGTGAATGTTGACATTCTCTTCAAAATCTCATTAAATTGAGATGGTAAAGCGAATGAAATCAAACTGAGCATCAAAGGATCAGGGCCAGACTCACATTTCCAAGATTTAAAACTGTCATTCAACTTGTTACATTTGCTATGTAAATTGTAAAGACTGAGAATAATAGAAGTAATATCTATCACTGTGAATCTGTCTATGTTTTGTAAACGAAGAACGATCAGGGCGAGATCGATGAACATTGAATAATCAATATTCTTATGAACATGAGCTATAGTATCAGAAAACTGTGTCATCCACGTTTTAACAATTCTAAAAAGATTGTTCATCTCACCGAGATTGTTATAGGCATCTTTAAAGACATCCAAAAACTCTCGCTTGTTCTTACCGAACAAGACACTTTTGTAAGCAGTTAACAACTGCTTAACACTTTTCCAGGGGAGTTGCTTTCCGATAACTTTAACTTTGACGTCGTCACGAAGTACGAAGCATTTAGCTTCTAACTTCGCGAAAGTTTTCTTAGTTACTTGTCTTATCACTTTCGTTGAAGTGTAAAACAGTAAATAAGTCACGTCATCGTTAGCATTATCATTAGACATGTAGGTCAAACCCGATTGCTTTCCATCGGCCAAGTCATCGCTTTTAGAAGGAGCGAGATCCTCATGTTTAGATTGATTTTTCATGGGCGCGTTACGCATTTCTCTTTCGAGCCATTGGCTATTTTTAATTCAGGCACCACCCTATTCAAAAGGTATAATCAGATTCCGGTTCTACCGCCTATCTGAAGAGCAATCCTGCCGGGGTCGATGAAGGGAATCACCCTAGTCTAAAGCTTTAAAGAACATAGACTAATCTGTTCTCACTGTGTTTAATTAGTAAAATACGCACGAGGCGCAGCATCGCTTGACACAGCCAAAGACGACGCATAGTCAGAAAATGTTGCAACACCAGTATTGAATGGTGAAACTTGAACTTCAAGTCCAGTAGGTGCAACAATGTATCGTAACCTACTGGGGAAAGCCACACAATTAAAACCGGCTCTACCCTCATCTGAACTAGCTGTGAAAATTTCAAAGCATAGTTTAGAGAGAGCAGCTTCGGTGCTAAGTGCAGAGGCTAGATGTTCTCTACGATAACTAATAACTATATAACCAAGATTATCTGGTAAATATAGTTCTTCGGAATTAGGTTGGGCGAGTCTTCCTTTCATGAAGGACCCAACAAACCTATACCGGGAGTAGTTAGGGATTTCGATTTCAATTTCAGTAACATTAGAACTTTGGTAGTCTCCAGTTGTAAACTCTCTAGAAAGAGAGGTGGAAGACATACCAGATTTATAGACTGTTGTAAATTCTTGAGAATTAAGCGGAAAATTAATATCCATTGGACAGTAAGCAGTTTTCTCATTCAAACCATCAATAACCAAGTTAGAAGCTATAGCATTGAGGGAAGGAGTGAAATTAGCTGCTCTAATTCCTATTGATCTATTATAAATAGAGCCTGGCGGAACAAAATAAGCTTTAACATCAGCATTACCAATAATGCGGATCTTAAACTTACCTCCACCTGCATAACCCAGAAACATTTTCTGGATTTCTCCAAGGGAGTTTGAGTCAGGATCAGTAGTTATACCGTACGATAGACCAAGTAATTCTGAAACAGATAGCTGCAAGTAATTGTTTGCTTGCAATTGAGTAGTATCTATTTCAAAAGTCTGTTTAGGGGTTAATCTTCGCATATAATCACGCACACTATAAACTGGTTTAAAGTAGTTAGTGTGTACGGGATCAGACGTGGTTTTCACGTCTTTAGGTTGAAGATCAGCTTGTCCGGGAACACTCATAGGAACTTCTGCTGATTCTCTAAAGAATTGTCTATAATTTTCTTGTCTCGTTACTTCTGATTGAACATCTATTCCTGTAGATGCTCTATTCACGGGATCTGTTGTTGGGACGGCGTTAGAAAGGGTCGGAAGGGGTTGTTCGTCAAATCGAGTTCTAAAGTTATTGGTTGAATAACCATAAAATTCGAAGTCATCTCCTGCTGAGAGATACACATTGAAATTAACTTCTTGCGATACAGAACCATTAACAATTAATGGTTGAGTGGAATAAATATAGTACATACCATGCTGGAGAGCATTAACTTCCCAGGAAGTGGTACATTCCAATTGATTCCAACTTGAGCAATAAGGCAGGTCGACTGTCTGTATTTGCCCACCTGCGCTAAATTCAATGGTATCTACAAGCAAGTTTTGAATCGAATCATAAGAAGGATTCTGGGTCAAAGCTTGAACAGGAGGAGAGTAATCTCTCGCGATAGTTAGCTTGGCATAATGGAAATTAGTCATATTCGCTTGAATATGTAATTTCAAACTGCCTCGCCAATATCGCGAAAGATAGGCTAAACGTTGCAACGGCATAGAAAAAATTTGAACTCTTTGAAGGCCATCGGGAACCAATATGTTTTCTTGAACTGGCGTAATAGGTCTAGAAAACAAAAGGTCTCCGGTGGC